CTGAAGGTGGGCGATGGTGCCTGCGCCGTTCAGCTGGGCGGTCTGGTGACCGTGGGCTACAGCGGCAGCGCCCCTGCTGTGGGCTATACCATGCTGGCGGCCAACGGCAGCGGCGGTGTGAAGACCGATTCCGCCGGCCGCGAGATGCTGGTCGTGGCTGTGGACGAGACCAAGCAGACTGTGACTGTCAAGCTCTAAGAATTGGGAGGAGAAATCATCATGGCATTTGCTTATAACGATGTGAAGCTGGAAAAGGGTATGTACGGCCAGACAGGCAAGACCTTTACCCAGGTGCTGGAGGCCGAGGACCCCAGCGAAAATTACCGCGGTACCGCTCTGGAGGGTATGGACGCCTTCCAGCGCCAGCTTAAGCGCTTTGATATCAAGGTGAAGGGCAGCGGCAGCGATCTGGTGGAGAAGTTCTTCCACACCAGCCAGTCCGCCGTTCTGTTCCCTGAGTTTGTGTCCCGTGTGGTTCGCCAGGGTATGGAGGAGGAAAATATCCTGCCCTCCATCACTGCTACCGTGACTAAGTTCGACGGCATGGACTACCGCTCCATCGCCCTTGTCGGCGGCGATGAGGACAAGAAGCTCAAGCGCGTGGAGGAGGGCGGCGCCCTGCCTCAGACTGAGGTGAAGACTCAGGAAAATCTGGTTCGTCTGCACAAACGCGGCCGCATGCTGGTGGCATCCTACGAGGCCATCCGTTTCCAGAGACTGGATCTGTTCTCCGTGACCCTGCGTCAGATCGGCAGCCACATTGCCCGTATGCATCTGGAGGACGCCATCAATGTCATCCTCAACGGCGACGGCAACAACAACGCCGCTGAGAGCTTCTCTGTGGGCACCTCTCCCATCTCCGGCAGTGCCGGCGCTCTGGACTATGACGCCCTGCTGGACTTCTGGAGCCAGTTTGATCCCTATACCATGAACACCATGCTGGTACCCAATGATGTGATGCTGGGCATGCTGAAGCTGCCTGAGTTTCAGAACCCTCTGACCGGCCTGAATTTCCAGGGCACCGGCAAGCTGACCACTCCTCTGGGCGCCGCTCTGCTGCGCACCAGCGCTGTTCCCGCCGGTAAGATCATCGGTCTGGACCGCGGCTACGCTCTGGAGCAGGTCATCGGCGGTGAGGTCACCGTGGAGTATGACAAGCTCATCGACCGCCAGCTGGAGCGCGCTGCCATCACCTCTATTTCCGGCTTTGCACGCCTGTATCAGGACGCTGCCAAGGTTCTGACCATTTAAGCAGGCAAAGAATAAACGGAGAGAGGGGTGTTGGGTGTGACGGATGAGATTCTGGCTTTGGCGGCTGTGCTGACAGGCGCAAAGGAGCAGGAGCAGGCGGCGCTGCAGCTGCTGTGCACTGCTGCGGAGCAGGAGGTTCTGAACGGACTGAAGGACGGCTGCGACCGGGAGAGCTGCCGGGAGGTCTGCATCTGCGCCGCCGCATGGCTGGCCGCGGCGGGGCTGCTGACAGGCCGCGCTGCCACAGGAGACGGCGGCAGCTTCAAGGTGGGCGAGGTGTCCGTCTCCGGCGGGGACGGACAGCGGCTGCTGCAGGTGGCGGCCTGCCTGCGCCAGCAGGCGGAGCAGCTGATGATGCCCTATGCCAAAGACGGCGGCTTCGCCTTTCTGGAGGTTGCAGGATGAGAGAACGGCTGGAACGGATTTTGGCACAGTACGGCCAGCCGGTCATCTGGCATCTGCCGGAGGGGGATCGGGAGGGCACGGCCTTTGTGCAGCCTGTTCTTGCAAAGCGGGAGGATGCTATGTCCGCCCGCACCCCTCTGGGGGTGGCGGATCAGAGGCGGTGGACCTGCATCGCCGGCGGAGAGTTCCCGATGGCGATGGGGGACACCCTGACCTGTATGGGTATGCACTTCCGGGTCAGGGAGGCGATGCCTGTCTGGTTTGACGGGGAGAAGCCTCTCTACTGGTGGGCGACTCTGATTTCGGAGAAGGAGGCGGCACTGTGACAGGACTGGAACAGGTGAAGGCGGCAGTGGCCGCCACGCTGAACAAGGCGGGTGTGCGCGCTGTGCTGGAATACGGCCCGGAGAGGGCGAAATGCTACGACGGCGCTGTGATCTCCGTTGGCGTGCGAAAAAGCGAGTGCCGACAGGCAGGGCTCTGCGACTATCTGGGTGAGCAGGAGGATCCGGAGACCGGGTTGAGCCGCGAGCTTTACGGCCGCAGGCTGGAGCTTTCCCTCTCCCTGGATGCGTGGGCCGATCCGGAGACGGATGTGAGCGCCTGCCAGGAGGCGCTGGAACAGGCCCATGAGGTGCTGCTGCGCGCCATGCCCGCCGGTATCCGCCCCGGGGAGATGACCTGGGGTGAGGTGCAGTGGGACAAGGATGCGAGAATGTTTCTGCGGCAGGGGACGCTGCAGTGCAGCGCCTATCTGACGGCGACAGTTCAGGATGATACGGGACTGTTGACCGACTTTATTTTGAAAGGTGTGTTGACGGATTGAGCAACATCATACATGAGAGACCGGGCGTGTATTCCTCCTATGACGCCTCCACCGTGATCCGCGGCGGCGGCGCCGGAAAGGTAGTCGGTCTGATCGCAAAAGCTGCAAAGGGTGACAGCGGCGAGGTCGCGCTGGTTACCAGTTATACCGGTGGTATCAGCATTTTCGGTGACAGCGGCAATATGGCCGCCATGCTGAAGCTGCTGTTTCTCAACGGCGCTACCGCTGTCCGCACTGTGGCGGTGGGCGGTGAAGGTGCGCTGGCAGACTATGAGGCGGCCTTTGACCTGATGGCTATGGAGGAGGATGTGCAGGTGGTGGTCTGCGACAGCGGCGACCTGACCGTGCAGCAGAGCCTGCGGGAGAGCCTGGACAGTGCCTCCTCCGCCAAGAGGGAGCGCATCGCTGTGGTGGGCGGCAGCGGCGAGGATGCCGCTGCACTGGTGGCCCGCGCGGCAGAGCTGAACAGCGAGCGCATGGTGCTCGTCGGCCCTGATGGGCTGGACAGCGAGGGCAATACCGTGGCAGGCTGCATCGCGGCGGCTGCGCTGGCGGGCGTGATCGCCGCGGCGGCTGATCCCGCAGTGCCTGTCAACGGTGCTCAGCTGCACGGGCTGGGCGGTCTGACCGAGCGCTACGGCGACAATGAGATCGATCTGCTGGTGCGCGGCGGCGTGACCCCTCTGGAGACTGTGGGCGGTACGGTGAGCCCCGTTCGAGGCATTACTACCCGCACCAAGACCGGCGGCGCGGCGGATACCACATGGCGTGAGCTGACTACGATTCTGATCGTGGACAACGTGATTCCCGCTATTCGCAGCGCACTGCGCAGCCGCTTCAGCCGCACCAAGAACACGGTGCAGAGCCGCGGTGCTATCCGCTCTCAGGTGATCGTGGAGCTGGAGAACAAGCTGAATGCGGAGATCATCGACAGCTACGGCGATGTGGCGGTCAGCGTGGATGCCAATGATCCCACCGTCTGTCTGGTGGAGTTCAGCTTCGGTGTGGCCCACGGCCTCAACCAGATCTACCTGACAGCGCATATCACGGTGTAAGGAGGGAAAGACAATGGGTGTAATGGGTTTTCCTACCAGCAGTGATATCTATCTGGAGTTGGAGGGTAAGAAGATCGCGGTGGTTCAGAGCTACCATGCCAAGGCCACAAAGACCAGTAAGGTCGTTGAGGCCTTCGGCGAAGAGGAACCGGTGGCTACCATCGGCGGTCAGCAGCAGTATGTGGTGGAGCTGACCAGATTGTATGCCACCGATGAGGCCATTCGCGACGGCATCAATTTCTACGGTCTCTCCGATTTCTCTCTGGTCATCTGCAAGCCTGACCGCAAGGTCATCTACAGCGGCTGCCAGTGGGATGAGATCGCCGAGGAGGGCAAGCTGGGCGCCATGGTGGCAGAGAAGGTCAGTCTGGTGTCCAGAAAGCGCATTGAGGTGGCCGCGTGAGCGGTGAGACCTTTGATCTCGAGCGGTTTCAGGAGCTGACGGAGCTGGAGGAGACCGTGGAGGTCCTCACAGCGGAGGTGGAGGATCGTACGGTCCGCGCCGCTGCAGAGCGGGAGACGGAGACAGAGGCGTACGAAAAACTGACAGAGAAGCACACTGAGAGCGGGGAAGCAGAGCTGCTTCGGGAGAGCGCCGGATCGGAGACGGAGAGCGCTGCAGAACCGGAGGAGAGCGCGGCCCCGCGGCCTGAGGCGAAAGAAGAGACGACGGAGAGTATTTCCGACCGGAGAGAGACCGGAGAGAAGCTGCCTCCGGAGGTCCTGAGACTGTATATTCCGGAGAAGGCCGAAACGGAGGCACGGGCCGTCTTTGCGGACGAGCCGCCTGTCGGGGGAGAGAGGAACTCCTCCTATCAGGAGTGGGGCAGAAGATGGGAGCGGGAGAGCCGCCGCTATGACGGCGGCTTTCCCCTGTATTGAGAGGTGAGAGAGATGCGGCTGGTACCGATGCGATACAAGAATTTTATCTGGCCACACAACCCCAAGAGCTATCAGATCGATGTCGAGCGGCCTGTAGCGGTGCATAAGGTGCCCTTTGGCAGACACTGCGTGCAGGATCTGGGCATGGGAGGCCGGGTGCTGCGGGGCGAGGGAGAATTCGTGGGCGAGGATGCCTACGATCAGATGAAGGCGCTGGCCACCGTGTTTTATCAGGACGGCCCGGGCCTGCTGATCCACCCTGTGTGGCAGACCTCCAACGCTTACTTTACCCAGCTGCGCCTGCTGCAGGAGCCGACGCCGGACTATGTGCGCTACAGCTTTACCTTCCGGGAGGGGTACAGTCGATATGACCAGGCCCTGCAGGAGGTAAAGCCGGCCGGAGAGACGGAGCGGGGGGAACTGCGGCTGCACACGGTGGTCAGAGGCGAGACTCTGTGGGCTATTGCGGCGCGATATGGCGTGGGGCTGGCAGAGGTGGTCGCAGCCAATCCGTGGCTGAAAAATCCCAACCTGATTCAGGTGGGGGACAAGGTGGTGATCCCCGGATGAGAGTGGAGCTGATGACAGCGGATGGCGGCATCTATCAGATGCCGCCTCCTCTGGAGTACCGGGTGAGCCTGACCGGGGGTATCCCCTGCGACAGCATGGAGGTGACGGCAGCCTATGACGGAACGCTGGCGGAGGTTCTTCCCTATGCCAATCGGTTTGCCGCCTATGAGGGCAGCCGGCTGCTGCTTACCGGTGTGGTGGATGAGTACGAAATAACGGCGGACCCCAGAGGCAACCTCCTGACGGTTTGTGGCCGGGGGCTGCTGGCCCTACTGCTGGACAATGAGGCGGAGGCGGCATATTACCAGCAGGCTACGGTGGCGGAGCTGGTGAAAAACCATGTGGAGCCCTATGGGATCTCTGCCCGAATCGACAGGAGGCTGCAGGCCGGAGGAGGCTATCAGGTGGCCTCCGGCAGCAGTCAATGGAAAGCGGTCAGTGAGTTTACCCAGTATACCGGTGGGTTTGATCCCCATATGACGGCGGCGGGGCTGCTGGTGGTCGGGCCGAGGACGGGCAGCGGCAGACAGATCGAACTGAAGGGCCGACCTATCCTCAGCTGCCGGTACCGGGACAGACGATACGGGGTGATC